ATCCGGAACCGTCCTGCGTCACCATGTGGCCGGTGATATAGGGCAGGAATAAACCCGCCCTCAGACCTTGCCCGCCCCGCCCTAATCCGGCGGGGCTTTTTTTGTGGGGTTTACATTTATATAATATTATCGCATATTATCCCAAGGCGGCCGGATTGGCTGGCCGCCGGAAAACTACGGGAGACTATCCAAAATGGAAAATCAAAACTTTATTCCAGCCGAAACCATTGATCCACGCGATGCCGAAATTGAAAACCTGCGTCAGCAGGTGGCCAGCGCGGACGCCGCGGCAACCCGCAAATCACAAGAGCTGGACGCGATATTATCCCCGCTCTTTTCTGCTATGGAATCGCGCATTGAAGCCCTAGCCGAAGAGGTGGCGCATAGGGTGGCCGGTGATGCGGCGCGGGAAGAAATCGAAAATCTGAGCATTTCAGATTTTGAATATGAGATCGGCGAAATGATAGATGACCGGATGCCAGAACGGGAAGACGAAGACGAACAGCGCGAAGCGGTGGAATCCATCGTTAAAGAAGTGTTATCCGGCGCAACCGTCACAATCGACATTTAAGCCCCACACAAGCCCATAACGCCCCCGCTGGTACATAACCGGCGGGGGTTTTTTAATGCCCGCCAGCGGCCGCCCTAGCCCCCAGAATTAACCAGTTAAACCGGCCGCGCCCCGCCGCCCGTTAATCCCCTGAAACATACCGCGCCCCGTGATGCGCTGGCCGCCGGTTAACTTTTCCGGAAAGTTAGCCCCGCCGGATGCGCCGCCAGTGACCGGCACCGGATGCGCTGGCCGTGGTGACCGGTGATTGAACCGGCACCGGCTGGCCGTGAAACACGGGCTTTGATGCGCTGGCCGCGCTTGCCGGTTGCAGGAATCCGGATTCCGGCATGGAACCAGAAATCCGCGGAAATCCGCCAAAAATCCGCGCACCCCGCGCCGCCGCCCACGGCTGGCGGGACGGGGGCTAGGGCCATGTTTCTCACAAATAATCATGTGAAAAATGATATAAATGTTTCACGTGAAACATTGCCTAATAATTAGGCAGATACGCGGGGCTTGTTAACTGTCTAATTATTGTGCATATTTGTGCACATAATATGTGCAATTTAGGGGCCCCCTATGGATGTATCCGATCAGGAGTTAAAGCTTCGCCTGCGACTCGCTCAAATCGAGAAGAATGAAGCCTGTAGAGAGACGTTTTTACCTTTTGTAAAATCTATGTGGCCGGAGTTCATTGCCGGTCGGCACCATAAAATCATTGCTGAAAAGTTAGAGCGGGTAGCTTCTGGTGAGTTAAAGCGTTTGATTATCAACATGGCCCCTCGTCATACGAAGTCAGAGTTTGCATCCTTCTTGTTTCCCGCTTGGATGATGGGCAAGAACCCGCGAATGAAGATCATTCAGGCCACGCACACGACAGAACTTGCGGTCAACTTTGGCCGTAAGACAAAAAATCTTTTGGACAGTGACGAATACAGAGAGGTGTTTCCTGATGTTAAACTGGCTTCTGATAGTAAAGCTTCTGGTCGTTGGGACACTGCTGCTGGCGGGATGTACTACGCCGTTGGTGTGGGATCGAACCTTGCCGGGCGTGGTGGCGACTTGGTAATTATTGACGATCCACATTCTGAGCAGACGGCGATGTCGGTAAACGGTTTTGACGATGCTTGGGATTGGTACACAGGGGGCCCCCGGCAGAGGCTCCAGCCGGGTGGGTCGATTGTTTTGGTCCAGACCCGGTGGTCAGAAAAGGATATGACGGGACAGCTTTTAAGGGCGATGGCTAAAGACCCCCTAGCTGACCAATGGGAAGTTGTGGAGCTTCCGGCTATTTTTGAAGATGACAAACCGTGCTGGCCGGAGTTTTGGTCTTTGGAAGACCTGACCGCGGTCAAGGCATCTATCCCGCCGAGCAAGTGGAACGCTCAGTATCAGCAGAACCCTACGGGTGAAGAGAACGCGATTATTCCCCGTGAGTGGTGGAACAAGTGGGAGAAGGACAGCATCCCTAGCTTGGAGTATGTCATTCAGAGTTATGACACGGCGTTTAGTAAGCGCGAGACGGCTGACTTTAGCGCGATAACAACGTGGGGTGTATTTCGTCCAGAGGAGGTTGGGGGCCCTCCGGCACTCATACTTTTGGACAGTAAGAAGGATAGATGGGATTTTCCGGAGCTCAAGAAGGAGGCTTTGGAGCAATATCAATACTGGGAGCCTGATACGGTAATTGTTGAGGCGAAGGCTTCTGGTTTGCCGCTGACGCAGGAATTAAGAAATATGGGCATACCTGTTGTTAACTTTACGCCGAGCAAGGGAAATGATAAGCTAACGCGAGTTCACTCTGTGTCGCCTCTTTTTGAGTCCGGTATGGTTTGGGCCCCCGACACCGTCTTTGCTGATGAGATGATAGAGGAGGTGGCGGCATTTCCAAACGGGGAGCACGACGATTTGGTTGATAGCATGACACAGGCATTGATGCGTTACCGGCAGGGTAACTTTGTTCAACTGCCTAGTGATGACTGGGACGAGTCGGACGGTAACGTACAAGTTAGGGCTTATTATTGATGGGTGATTCTGCGGTAAATCTTGGGGCGGGCGGAACTGATTTTTCAGGGATGTCTATGGATGAAATGATGTTTGGGGCCAGCGACCCGGCAGCCGCGTACCGCGCAACACGGCCCTCGTATGATGAGTTTGGTCAGGGTTATGATTACCGTGACGGGCAGTTTCAGCCTGCGGTTGATGAAGAAGGCTACAATTTAGAAATTATGAACCCTTCCCGCAGTGCGGCCATTCAAGGGCGTGAATTTGAGCAGGAGTATGGTCGCGCCGATCCGTATGAAGGTTTAGCAAAGCCTGCTAAGCTTCGTGGTTTTTCCGAGGCAACAGAGTTATATTTGCAGGACGGCGGCAATCCGGTGGTAGAGGAAGCGGGCATTATGTCCGCTTTGTTGGACCCCCGCATAGATTTGCCTAGTTCTGAGGAGCAGGGCCTAGTTCGTGAGTCGGCTCGTACTGGCAGCGAGGGCGCTGCTATGTATTATCCGGAAGGGTCCCCGACATTTGAGCAGGTTTTGATGGATCAGTATGGGTATCCGGATGTAGACCGCGAGATAGAATATGGCACCAGCACTACGGCGCAGATGCGGGCGGAGCGTCCACGGCATGATATGCCCACGTATCAGGAGTTGGAAGATGCACGGGCTCATGCGTTGCAGACAGCTTTGTTGGCCAAGGACATGGGTCCTGAGACAGCTACCAAGGTAGGCGGTCTGGGAGAGATGTTTGATCGTTATATGCCTATTTTGGGCACTGCGACGGATGCGGATGTTGTGATGGACAAGCGGAATAATGCTTTTGGTGCACAGCTTTTGGCAAAGGCTGGTGTAGATGCTACGCCGCAGCAGCTAACTAAGATGGTAGATCAGGCTGTTTTTGACCAGTTGGATGTAGTTTTGGGCCGTGAGCCGGGGGAGAGGCGCTTTAAGTCGCCGGACACGGGCATAGATATTTTCTTCCCGCGTGATGCACAGGGATTTTTTGATATTAACAGGTACGACTAGGCCCGCGGCCCACGCGCCTAGAAAAACGAGCGGGTCTATGATACGGTGGGCTTAGAGGAGAATTTAAATGGCACGTAAACCGATTGCTGGAATGGTGGACAAGAATGTCCCGTCGCAGCTTGATCCGGAGGATTTGGCCGCTGAAGTGGAGCTAGAGGTTCCGGGCAGCATGGACGACAACGTCGTAGCTTTTGAGGGCATGGCGGAGAACATGGACATTGAGGTGACGCCGGAAGAAGATGGTGGTGTTACTATTGATTTTGATCCTGAAGACCAGCGTGGGATGAGTGATGATTTTTACCTGAACTTGGCTGAAGAGATGCCGGAGCGTGAGCTTGGGCGGATTGCTGGCGAGTTGTTGGGTGAGTTTGATGCCAACAAGGCGGGAAGGCAGGAGTGGGCAGATGCTTATGCTAACGGTTTGGAACTTTTGGGATTCACTTACGACGAGAGAACGCAACCTTTCCGGGGTGCGTCCGGTGTCACGCACCCGTTGCTTGCCGAGGCGGCTACGCAGTTTCAGGCGCAGGCGTTCAATGAGTTGTTGCCAGCCAGCGGCCCCGTGCGAACTACTATTATGGGAAGCGAGACCAGAGAAAAGCAGTCCCAAGCTCAGCGCGTAAGGCAGTTTATGAATTATTATGTCACGAGTGTGATGGAAGATTACACGCCTGACATGGACCAGATGCTGTTTTATTTACCCTTGGCGGGCAGCACATTCAAAAAAGTTTACTATGATGAAACAATGGGCCGTGCGGTAAGCAAGTTTATCCCGGCTGAGCACCTTGTTGTGCCGTATGACACGGCTGATTTGGACACTTGTCCTAACATTACGCAGGTTTTGCGTATGTCGTTGAACGATTTGCGTAAGAAGCAGGTAGCTGGGTTCTATTTGGACATACCGGTGATCCCG